CCGTGAATTGGTTGATGGCGAAGTCTTTGGACCGCCGGTCATATTCCGACTGCGTCTCGTTGCTCGTGCGTTGGAGCTCGCTGTCGATCCAATGACGCTTTTGGTAGATTTCCGCATAGGTCTTTTGCTTGACGTGCGCGGCGCGCGGGTCGGCCTGGAATTCGGCGTCCCAATCGGGCTCTTGCGGCGTCATCTGCGCAATTAAAGTGTCGAGATAGGTGAGCCGTTGGCGGTAGGCGTCGCGCGCCTGGCCGATGGCGCCGGCCTCTTGGTCGACCGCCTGGCGCGCCTGGTCGACTTGCGTCATGCGCTTGTGGAAAGTTTCGGTGCGAATGTAGCCTTTGACGCATTCGTCGAGACTGACCGGCTTATCCTCGCCGTCGACCGTAACCTCGAGCTTTTCGACCGGCTGGCCGTTAAGCGTTAGCGCCCACTTTTCCCCCTCGTCGGACTCTTCGCCTTCGGGCTTTTGCTCTTCGCCGGGTTTGTGTCCGTCGTCGGCGGCGGCATCGCCGCGCTCCTTGGCGCCTGGCTCGCCCCCCTCACCTTCGGCGGCCGCTTGGCCAGGTTCCGCCCGCTCATCCCTCTCGTCGGCCCGACCATCGGCAATCCTCCGCTCACGCTCGACGAGACGCGGATCGGGACCGCCGTCGCGGACGTCGCCGGTAACCTCGTCGCCCTCTACGGGTCTCGGTTCGAACATGGGTTCGGGCCGGGCGTTGGTCGCTTGAAAACGGCCCCCGGTATCCCGCGACTGGGTCGCCTGCGGGTTAATGGCCGCCTGGAAAGCGGAACTAGCTTGGTCTAGCCCCTCGGGCACGATCTGACGCCATTCTGTAATCGTTCGTGAGTACAGCGAGTTCGGCGGCAATCTGCATCAAACACTTTAGCCGCGCAACTAGTTCGAGTTTTTCCTCCGTGGTTTGCGCGCCAATGAGCGCGCCGACGAGCCGCTCAACGATCTCCTCGCGGGCGGCGACAAAGGCCGGATCGTTGAGGATCGCCTTGGCCCCGTCGCTGAGCGCGCGCAGGTCGTCGAGCGTGCGCTTCGGCTTCGGTTTGCTCGTGCGGGTCACACCAAGCCCCTGATTTTCCGCCTCAATGCGCCCTGGCCGAGCCGCCGCGAGCGATAGCCGCCGACCAAGTGAAACGAGGTCGCAAAGGTCCGGTAGGCGTCGGCGCCGTGGCTATAGGGTTCGGGCCCGTGCACGGGCTTGCCCATTCGGCTCTTGCGATAGCCGCGCAGCATCGCCAGGCCTTTCTTGCACGCGACATTATCGAACCATGACAGGCCGAGCAGGCCCCGCGAGGCGGCGATCCCGTCCTCGGGCGAGGCCATGGGGGCGGTGATGATCGGCTCGTCGAGCTCGTTTTCGAGGAAGGCGCGCCGGCTCTGTCCGGTTTGGAGCTCGCGCGCCTCGACGTCATGGGGCAGGCAATGGGCCTTGAACACGTAGCCGCCGGCCTTGGCCTTCAAGCGGAGCAAATCGGTGTAATGGCCTAAGTCTTTGTTGTTGTCCTGAATATAATCGATGAAGTGCACTTCGCGGCCGGCGACTTGATAAAGCCAAATGCACGTATAGTCGTGAATTCCAAGGTCCCACGCGGTGATGACGGGTTGCGAGAGGTCGACCGAGACTTTGGTCACCCGGCCCATTGAGGCCAGTTTATTGAGGATTTCGGCGTAATAGGCCCCTTCGACCGGCGCGTCGAAAGAGCATTCCATTTCGCGCGCATATTCCTCGGGCGTCATATCCTGGGCGAGCTCTTCGGCCTCGCCTTTGCTGAGCGCCTCCTCGCCGGTTTCCGACAAGGGAATGATGAAAACGTCCCAACGGGGATCTTCCTCGGCCCTGAGCCGTAGCTGGTTGAAATGGTCGTCGCCGTTCGACGTCCCCGAGACGATCGCCCAACCGTGATAGTCGGCCAGACACGGCCGCACGACGGTTCCGAACACGGTCGGCTCGAGGAGCGGAAACTCGTCGAGCGCGATCCCGTCGAAATACATGCCGCGCATGCGCTGGTAAGCGCCGGCGCCGCCATAGAGTTTGATCGATGAGCCGCCGGGCAGGATGGTTTTGAGCTCGCCCTCGAGATGGACAACCCCCGGTATGCTTTCGGTGTATTGTTTGAGGTAGCCCCACACCAAATCTTTGGCTTGGTCGAAACTTGGGCCGACATATCCATAGCGGGGCGGCGGCCATTTTCGGGGATTTTTAGAAGCCGCGCGGATTAGGTGATTGGCGATCGCCACCGTCTTGCCGGCGCGGCGATGGCAGCATTCGAAAATCCAACGCTTCTCGCTGTTGTGCAATGGCTTGAAAAACGAGCGCGGCCGATAGGCGACTTCGATTTCCCGTTCGACGAGCCCGGCGTCGCTCATGCGGAGGCCGCGAGTAAAGGCGCGTCGGCTGCGATGCGCGTCGAGGCCAAATCACAAAACTCTTGGACGCCTTCGATCAAGGTCGCGTCCATGCCGCACTCTTTGGCGACGATCGCGGTTGTCCCGCTCCCGCCGAACGGGTCGAGCACGCGCCCGCCGACCGGGCAAGAGAACCTCAAAATCGGCTCAACAATGCCGATCGGTTTTTGGGTTGGATGAATCGCCCGGCCATGCTCGGAACGCACTTGGAGAACGCTGCGCATAAGGCGCGGCCCGCCATCCTGAGAAACGTAGGGAACGCGGGTGATTTTCCCCCATTGCACGGGCCGCGTTTTTGCCTGCACGGCGCGCGCCGTCGCATCGTTGGTGAATTGCGGCGCTTTGAAAATGTCCGTCCATCGCGATTGCGCCGGAATGAATTGCACGACGAGCTCATGAACGCGGCGAAAGCGGTCGTTGGCCATGTTCGTGCCGTTGTGCTTCTCCCAAACGATCTCTTGGGTATGACGCCAATCCGAGAAATCCGCCCAATGCTGCATAAACATGCGAAACGAGCCGAAAACCCACATTGAACCGGTCGGTTTGAGGACGCGGCGCGCGATCACCGGCCAACCGCCCGGCCATCGGTCCCATTCGAGGCTTGTCTCGCCATAAGGCGGGTCGGCGATGATGCAATCGAATGAGGCGTCATCGAGCCTCGCCATGACTTCCCGGCAATCGCCCTGAATAATCACGCGCCCTCGGGCGGCTGCGCGTCAGCCTGGATTTGCGCCGCCTGCACGTCGGCGTTGGCCTGGTGATGGCCGACGGCGGCGTCCTGTTGCGCCTGGTGATGGGCGACGTCGGCGTCCATCGTCGAGCCGAACATGTCGGCCGCCATCTTGCCGAGGTTCTGCACGTGCGAGACGTGTAGTTTCTGCCTTTCGAGTTCGATCTTGGCTCGGTCGTTGGCGGTTTTCTCGCCAAGCTGGCGATTGCGGAAATCGTCGTCTTGCTGTTGCCTTTGCTGGGCGAGTTGCTGTTGCCCGACGGCGGCCGCGGTGTCGGCTTTGACCTTCTGGAATTGGGCTTGCGCGGCCAGCGTCATCGCGTCCGGTTCTTTCGGCTGGCTGGCGATCGCCTGCAGGGTTTGCGGGTCGGGCGTCTTGAAATAGCGGCCCACGTTTTTGATGTTGGCGATGTCGAGCATGTCCGAAATCGTGTTGAGATATTCGGTGATGCCGCACACGGGATTGGTGACCCCGAATTGCTGCATAATCATCTGTTGGTCTTGCTTGATTTGGTTCAGCGTCATCATGCGCACGCTGTCCGACCCCTTGCCGAGGGTCGAATTGACTTCGACCCCCATGCTGGCGTCGAAAGTGCCGGTGTCGATATCGCTCCACTTGCCGTTGATGCGGAGCGATCGGCGTTGGTTGGGGGCCTCGCAAACCTCGTTGTAAAGGCCGGTGAACAAGTCTTTGAAGCCGGTTTCGGCGAGCACCCGGGCGACGAGCTCGGTCCGCTCTTGCGCCCCGTTGATGATCGCCTCGACGCCGATTTGGCTCGAGCTCTGCAGCGCCTTGGCGTCGAGCCCCTTGGCGGCGTCGCTTAGGCCGGTGCGGCGCTGCAGCACGTCGTTCATGAGCTCGAACAACGGCAGCATTTGCGCGCCGAGGAACGGCACGTTGTTGAAGGCGACGGCGTTGTTGACGTCGCCGCGCGTGCGGATCACGGCCCCGACGTCATCGTTGAGGACGTCGTCGAGGTCGGTATTGAGCTCGTTGACGACGGTTTTCGGATTGATGCTTTCGGCCGCGCTGTCGAGCACGGCGCGGGTCATATTGGTCTTAACTTTTTGGATGTCTTTGGTGTAATCGGCGATCGAGTCGCCGACGATCGTATGGCTGATCGGGTCGACGCCAAAGACGGCGAATTTGACCCTGTTGGCCGCCTCGTCGTGGACGATTTGGTAGTCGTCGCCCATGGTGCAGATGTAGCGGAGCTCGGCGATCCCGTCGCCGTCGCCGTCAACCTTGATGTACCATTCGCCATACAGCACGCCGTCGCCCATGCGCGTGCCCGAATAGCGGCCGGGGTTGCGCAGCTGCGCCTCCATCGTGAATTCGTTGATGGCCTGGCCCTGCACATAATCGAGGCATTGCTCGCGCTCGTAGCCCATGGCGACCATTTCATCGATCGGCACGATCCGCTCATGCCCGACGATGCGCGAGGTTGAGAACGAGCGCGCATAGCGGTCGAGGCGCATTTCCTCGGGCGGCACGCCGGCAATTTTGATAATCGGCTTGTCGACTTCGAATTCGAGCACGACGCGCGGGAAAAGCCCGGTGCGCGGGTCGGGGTCCTCATGCTCGATAAGCTTGGCCGTCGGGTCGCCTTGGGCGATCAAAGACAATTGTTGCGGGTTGAGGTTGATGAAGGTCTTGCGCTTCTTTTCCTTGACGTCGTCGGTCCACCATTTGACGTAACCGGTGCGCACCGTCATGGCGTCTTTGAACGCCCCGTAAAGGATCAAAAAGCCGGGGTTGTCCTGCCAAAAAACGTAATTGATGTAATTGGTTTGCTGTTGGGCGTTGTCGACGTCGGCTTGGGTGCGGGGAATGAGCGAGACGACGTTTTCGCTCGCCGCGAACAGGCGAATGAGCGACGGCAGCATGAGCATGATGGCGTCGCGGACGTCGGTCGAGACATATTGGGATTTGTTGGCGCTCTCTTTGTCGTGGCCGAGGATTTGCTCGTAAGTGGCGTTCGGGTCCTGGATGATTTGGGTGTCGCTGTAGGGCGTCCCGTCGGGGTTCAACGTCGGCAGATAGCCGTAATAGTAAAGCTGCGCCTCGTTGCGGGCGGCGGCCAGGACCGAGCCCTCATAGTCGCGCGAGTCGCGAATGAGGGTTTGGATATAGCTTTCGTAGCTGTTGGGGTCGGCCGGGTCGTAGGCGGCGTCGCCCGAACCCTCTTTAAATGTGGAGAAGATGCGCTCGAGCATTGACTCCGGCCCGCAAGTTGTGCGTCCCCAAGCGGTCCAAATCAGGGGCGGACCGCGAACAACCTTCACGCGCCACATGAAAGCGCGCGGATTAGACCCTCAACGCATTCAAAGATCAATGATGGCGGCGTCTTGTCGGCGTCGTGAGGCTACGCCAAATCCGCGCTTGACTCATAGTTGCGCCTAGCGCAACTTGAAGGGCCGCCCGTCGTGGCCCTTTTTTCCGTCTTGCACGCGTCATTCCGGCGTGCAAAATCGAGCCTTCTCAACCGGGGAATTCTCAATGTTCAAGCTGACTCTCGCCACCCTTGCGGCTGTCGTCGCGCTGGCCCTCCCGGCCCACGCGGCGATTGAAATCACTGTTGAAAACATCGGTTCGATCTTCAACGAAAGCCTGGCTCTCCCGGCCGAGGCGACGCCGGGCAGCGGCATCGGGTTTCAGCAGTTTTTCGAGTTCACTTTGCCGGTGCAGGAAACCGTCACCCTGTCGATGTCGGATAGCGCGATCGGCAATTTGAGGATTGTGGGCGGCTCAATCTCGCTTAACAATTGGCTGGCGACGTCGTCGATTTCGCCATTCCAGCCGTTCGGCACGCAAATCGAAGCTGCGCCGCTTCTTTCCCTGCTCGGCGGGCAGCAGGGCACGGTGGCGCCCGACGTTCTCAACGCCGGGTCTTACTTCGCCTTGGTCGAAGGCGTGAGCGGCGGGTCGCCGATCCACCTTGCGATCGACGGCACGATCACGGCGGTTACCACGCCGATCACGGCGGTTCCCACGCCCGAGACGTCGACCTGGGCGATGATGGCGATCGGCTTTGGCCTCATGGGCCTGGTTGGCGTCCGCTCGCGCAAGGGCCGCCTCGGCCTCCTAGCCGTGTGACATGACGAAGGGCGGCAGCGCTCTCTTTCAAGGGATCGGCGGGCTCTTCCTGTCGCTTCTCGTCTGGCGGCTGACGCATAGCAACTTGGGTTGGCTGGCTTTATTCCTGCCCGCCGCCGTGCTCACCCTTTGGGGCCTCTACCGGGTCTTTGTGCTTGACGACGTGTGAAGCGTTGCGGCGCTCGAGCTCGCCCTCGAGCGCCGTTTGTGCGTCCGTTTCGGTTTGATGCAGGGAAATCACGCCGAGGCCTTCGACCAGGGCGAAGATTTTGCCGAACGGCCTGACGCGCACGCCCAACTTGGCCGCCGGGTTGGTGACCTTGCCATATTGCGGCGCTCTCATAGCCAGGTTTCCACGATTTGCGGCTCGTCGTCGGGGTGGCGGTCCATCTTGACCAAGCCGGCTCTCCAAAGGGTGTCGCGGATGAGCTCGAGCTCGCCCGTATAGGCGTCGTTGCTGGCGACCGGGCCTAGCGCGGTGCAAGCGAAGCGCCTGACCACATAGCCGTCGGGATGATCCTTCGGCCGATCGTAAATCGTCCACATTGAGAGAATGCCGCGCTTGCGGGCGGCGTGGTTGGCTTCCGCGATCAAGGCGGCGACGGCGTCGCTCATTTGAAGGCCCTACAGCGCCCGCAATAGCGCTCCTTGATGTCGGTCGGGTTGAAGCTGACCGCGCCGCAGTCGGGGCAAACGAAAGACGGGAACACCAAGGGCCTGCCGCATCGCTCGCATCGGATTTTGCCGTAAGGATGGCTCGCGCCGCAGGCCTGGCAGTTCGACGTCGGCGTGCTCATTTGCGGTTCCAGCCGAGCAATTTCAGCGGCGCGTCGCATTGGCCGCATTTGCGCTTGCCGAACGCCTGGACGTGTCCGCAGGCCGCGCAGATGTCGGGCGGCTGCGCGGCGCGAAAGTCGGCGGTGATTTGCAGGACCGCCAGGACGTCGGGGTCGCCGGCGACGGCCGCGATCGCCTCGTCGCTGAGCTCGACGAGCGTCTCGCCGTCCCATTCCATGATGTGCGAGCAATAGGCGCACACCATGATTGCGCTGTTGCGCTCGGGCTCGCCGGGCGGCCCGGTTATGCCCGAGAGCGGCGCCGTGCAATTGAGGCATTCGCCCTGCTTGAAGCGACGCGAAGTGACCGCGTCGTCGCGCATGAACTTCTCATAGGCACGGCGCTGCGCCCGGTTCATGCGGTCTTTTTCGCCTCGCCGATTCGCCAAACGCCGACGCCGTCGCTGGCGATCGCGTTGAGCTCGCGCAGCCGAGCGAGCTTTGAGCCGATCCCGGTTGGGGCGTAGCCGGCCGCGCCGACCGCCTTTTTGATGTCGCGGTAGCGGTGCGCCTGGCCGTCCTCGAGCACGCGCATGATGACGCCATTGACGCCGCTCTCGAGCGACATGCCGGTATGTCGATTCGCGCGCGCGCTCGGCGGCTTAAGTCGATTTTCCGGCCCTGCCAGGCGGTGGATTTTCTCGACTTTGGGCTTGGCGTGCGGCTCGATTTCCTCGACTTGCAAGTCCTCGACCGGCACGAATTTGGCGATGATTCCGAAGAGCGTCTCGGCGCTCATCGTGAACCCGACTTTGAATTTGACGACCATGGCTCATCGCCCCCCCGCTTTGCGTCGGAACTTGGCCATTTGCACGACGTGGCGGGTCGACGGCGGTTTGATCGGGGCAGGTTTCATGCGGCCTTCGATCGGCACGATGACTTTGTGATCTTCAACGACGCCGA